TTATCTTCCACCGCCCAATGATCTAAAGACTTTCGCCAAGACCACTACTGCGATTATCGTGAACAACACGCCACCACCGGCAAATAGACCGAATAATCCGCCCTGTGTGGACAAATTATCGCCTGCGGTTGTTACAGTTGGAAGAACAGCTGTTATGATCTGAAACAAAACCGCGATACCGATCAATACATAACCGACAGTCAGCGTCTTGTTAATATTCATTTGCGCCTTCTTCAACATCTGTTTCATAGGTTTACCCCCTTTTAGTTCGATAAATATCGTATATTTAAACTTTAATTCCGAAATATTTAAATATATGGAACATTTAAAGGTAATTTATGGGTAAAACGTATTACAAGCTTACCGTAGATAAGGAAACATACGATCTTGTAATAAAATGTAAAGATTTGATTTACGAAATTGATCCGAAATTAGAAGCTATCCCATTAAGCCAAAATTATGTAATAAGAAGAATATCCAGATTTTTCTTGGCGGGAACTCCTTTTGAATTAAACCAAAATGAATAATTTTACAATAATTCCTATAAAATTTAATAATTCTATTAACATGGTTTCAATGTCGGAATGTGTACAATGGTCTGATGCTCAACATTTGATCTATAATTTTGCGCCTATAAAACTTTTAGGATTTGCATTATTTTTATTGGTCGCTTTTCACTTCGCTAAATCCTACAGATATTTTATACTAAGAAAAGCCCCTGACTTCAAGCCAATATTAAATTTTATAGAAAAGCATTTTGTAGAACTAGCCGGTTATATTATAATTGCTTTCATTCTTTGGAGTATGTCTTTAATGGGATTAATTGAAATTCCTTACATAAATGATTTTCTTTTATTCAGATGATCTCGCTATATATAGGTAAATTAGGAAGCGGTAAAACTCTGCATTGTGTTAGAAATATGTATAACGACCAAAGAGTTATAGAAACATATTCAAATATCAAGACAAAAGGATTAAAAAATAATCATCTTATTGATTCTAGCATGATCATTAAAAAGGAAATTGTCGATACAAAAAGAAAACGTGACGGTACGGAAGTTCCTGTATATGAATTTAAATTAAATAAGGAATTTTGGTATGCTTTAGGCGAGAAGCCATTAAACGTAATCATTGACGAGGCCCAAACAATACTTAATTCTAGAAGATCATTAAGCAAGCAAAATCAGATAATGAATAATTTTTTATCTTTATTACGTCGTGTTGTCGGAAATAGAGAAGGCGTTTACGGAAATCTGATACTCGTTTCACAATTAAACCGGCGGGTTGATGTTGTTGCGCGTGAAATGTCAAATTCCATAATCTATCATATAATGCACTTTAATAAAAATTGCAAGAAATGCTTTTTTTCGTGGACGGAAAATTCAGAGATACCCGAACAGCTTTACTGTTGTCCAAAATGTGATAGTCCTTATTTAAAAAAATACAATCATCTACTGGAAGTTTTCCATTTTGAAACTATGGATCAGTTTGATATTTGGGAAAGCGTGGGACAAAGAACATATTTTAAGCATTATTATATACAGAATATAGAAAAATATTTTAAGATGTATAATACTCTACAATGGGATAATTTATTTGACGCTGTTTAATTCTCATACTCAATATCCGCCCCAATAAAAATTATAGTCGGTATGCTTGTAACGATACAGTTGGTTATACCGGCGGACTTCCCGACTGTGAGAAGTGTTTCGGAAGCGTCTTATTGGATATGCGGTTTAAAGATTTATTCTGCTTCGCTTTAGAATTAGTTTTAAACAATGGGGTGATTAAAGCTAAGAGTCTAAAAGCGAATATGCATTAACCTCTAATAAATTTAGCATATATAAAATATAAAAATATTGCGATCAACACAAATAAACCGTATAAAAAATATTGGTTTTCTTCCCAGTCTAATAAGTAAGAATTAATGCTATCTACAATTTCGTCAATACCTAGTTTCACCTTTTTAGCCTCTTTTTAGTTCTACAAAGTTAATCTGTTTTGGAAGATTTAATTTCCAAGTAAACCAAGCTGTAGCGAACCAAGATGATTTGCCACCATTTGGAGTAATAAAATTAATTCGCCTATTTGGTATTAACAACTGTAAGCCATATTTGTCATACATAGCACCCCTGTTAATACCTTCCAATGCTGTAATAGGCAAAAGAAAAGCGAATGGCTTACCAATAGAATATGCTCGCTGTAAAAACTCTTCTTTTAATGAATAGGGAGGATTTGATACAATAACATCACAATCCTTATTTGTTTGCATAAAATCTTCTCCTTTTCCAATTACCTTAAAACCTCTTTTTTTCAAATGTTTTGCTAAAGCACCACTTCCATAAGCACATTCCCATATAATAAATTCCTTTAATAAATAAGGTACTAAAGGATTAAGAGCATAATCTGGAGTAAACATTTCATCTGTATGCCCTTGCATTAATAACTTTGGTTTCTTTGTTTGCATTGTTCAATTATTTCATCAATCTTTAGGTTGGTCATTTTCTACTTACTGCGCTTGTAAACTGATCCAGTAATCCGCTTTGCCACAGTACAATCAATAAGACAAATACAGTAACTATAAGCAATACAAATATCAAAACCTGTACTCTTTTAAAGAATGCCTGTAATTCTGATCCGGCTAGTACTCCCTGTGCCACGTCGCTCTCAATAAACTTCTCTAATACTTCCGGATTGACAGATAATCTTACTTGCTTGGCTTCGCCCTCGTCAAATTTCTTTTTTAAAGTGTTTATTGGAATCTTGAACTTTAACGGTAAAGCAAAATGTTCATGATACCAATATTGATAATGTTTTACGTCCATGTTGTAGCCTCGACGATCCGGCGACGGATCGAGAATATACGAATTTTTATTATACCTAAAGCTGTTTTTTTCCGGCTTTACCAAGAATGTACGCCAGTTACCGTTAGCCAATTCCATGTGAATTAATATAGTTTTATGTAAAGTAAATCTATCTAACCACCAGTTTTTTCCAAAGCTTCAAGCTGATCCATGACGTAGGATCATAAAGCTTTACCTTCTTGAACAGCTTGGCTTTAAGCTGTTTTGTATCTTCGTCTTTTGCCTTGATTTTCTTTTCTGCTTTATGCTCGACTTTAACAACCTTAACTTTTTCTTTGGATTTTGGTTTCTCTTTNTTCTTTGATCCTTTNATATANTTNTTATCNGAATAAATAAAATAAGCTATCATAAAGCAAAAAGCCAAGAAGAACAANATAAATATTCCAAGATAAAACAAATTGATATTTTCCTTTATTAAAGATATCAT